TAACTATTTTTTGCTGTTCATCTTCTGGCTGATCTTCTCCCGTCGATTGGCCTTTGAATATCACCTTGTCACCTTGAATGTTGTCAATGACATTCTTCAACGGTGGTTTTTTAATCATACTATACAAGTCTTGAACATCCAAAGTAATGTCATACTTTCTAAAGTAATCTAATAATTGATCTACCGTCCAATTAGGCGGAGTGTCAGAATCGTCAATCTCAGTTTGAAGTTGATCCGTTACTGCTACCAATCTAGTAATCAATGACCCAGCTGGGTCAAATTCATATAGTCGCATTAACTTATCGTTTTTCTCTGCCTGCACCGCCTGTGGGTGCTACTTCAGGTGCCTCAGGTTCAGCTGGAAGCTCAGGAGCAGCCATATCCGCGCCACCAGCTGCCATATCTCCTTCAGGAGCAGCCATATCTCCTTCAGGAGCTGCCATATCCGCGCCACCAGCGTCAGGAGCAAACGCTTCTGGTCCACCACCCTGTCCAGTGATACCATTAAGAGCATTTTGTAATGTAGTTCTGGATTCGGTCAATGTAGTATTCAATGCGGTTAGCGCCTCGGTAACCTGAGTGCTAAATGTTTGACTCTCGTTAACACCAATTTCAGATTCGATACTCTGTGTTAGAGCAGGCAGTTCCTTAACTAGCATATCGCTGACTTGTTCAACCATCTTCTGAACGGTGTCTACCATATCCTGAGCGGCTAGAATAGCTTGAGATTTTTCAACCTCTTCATTTTCTACAACAATGCGAGGTTTAGGTCTAGCCGCTAGCATATTAAAATGCTTAACCAGTGCTTGTTCCATGAATACTAACTTCATGTACGCAGGTGTTGTGGTAGTGTCGTAAAAATTAGGAGACTGTTTTGCCTCCATAGCCAAAGTCCGAACTTTCTTAAGCATATTCTTTGTGTCAAGTATGGATAGACTTTTTACATTGAATGGAAGCTCATAGTTTTCCTGCAATGCGCGTGATGCGTAATCTTTTTTGTCAAAATCGGTTAGTTTCATAATAGTATTCCAACGTTATAGATATATTTATCTTTTCTGATTAAATTTTTCTTTCTGCCACTTCTTAGACTCATTTATATACGATAATAACTCGTCCTGAAAGTACTTTCTTTTAGTTTGCTCACGGCTCAATTTAGCCAAATGTATGAATTTATCCTCTGCATTTTTGCATTTTTTAAGCAGTCGTTTATGAATGTTTATAGCTACATCTACACTGCCTAACATCTGATCTAATTCTACGATTCTGTTTGTGTCTGATGTTTTATGTCTCCTATCGTAGATACACCAAGTAACAGCATGTTTAAGTGAGGACAATGAAACTGATTCAGGTCCGTTTTTTACGGTGTAATCTTCATTGTCAGTTTTATAGATCGTGTAATCGTTGAACAGCATATAAGTGCCATCATTATTTTTAAATATAGCGACATCACCTACGCTGTCGGTAAGTTCCTTTGACACAAATTTAGTGAGTTTTTCAATTACTTTGGCGTTAGTCATGATCGATAGTAAAATATATGTTTCGTAATTCCGGGGAACCATCTAAAAATAATGGTAATTTTTCCCATTCAGTGCCACAATGAATCATAGGGACTCCATCGCAGTCGTTATATAATGCACCTAGTTCGCTAATCCCGTCATCAAATACGCCCGGGTGATTTATTTCAAATGTAAATGACCAGCATGGGTATGTTTCATTCTCTTGTTGTTCAAACAGAAATCCAAATTTGTCAAATTCATTAAAATTAATATCGCTTCTATTAGTGTTGCTGACCTGTTCAGGCTGAGAACGCATGGATACAACCTGAAGTATTGTATCCAAGTTACATTGCGTATTTCTATTATGTCTCCACACTTCGTAATCTTCGCCGGTGCTAGGTCGATGACGATTTTTTATGGTCGCGTGTGTAATATCAAACATAGTGTAACATATTATTCTGTACGACATGCTTCTATTTATAGGTAAAAAAACCCGGGAATAAAATCCCGGGTTATTTGCTACTCAAACTAAAAGATTAGTTTGTGAATGTTGCCGAAGGTGCTGTAGTTACAGCATAACCTAGTGCTGCTGTTAGAGCAACATCTAGTGAACCACCGTTCGTGAAGTCCCATGCACCTGTTGGGTATACTGCGACTGCTAGGGTATCTGTGTTGTCACCAACTTCGGTGAATTCGTACAGATAGACAGTTGCTAGTTGTTGAATTGTGTTGAATGTCTTTAGCATGTCAGCACCCGATGGTGTTACTGCGCCTGTAAATGTGATTGTGCCAAAGTCAAGCTTTGGGCCTTGTGGCTGAACCGATGCTGCGCTCTGAACTGCATTTAAACCGCTGTTTGTGTATGCTGCTGCGTCTAAGCGTAGAACTGGTAGAAAGTCGCCATTAACTTTTGTAAATTGTGCCATTTTATTATTCCTTATAAAGTGTGAGCCGTAGCTCTAATTGTATTTATGCCTAATCCAAAAAAAAATCGGGGTTAGACTAAATTATTTAGGCTTATTAAAGTGTGCTCCTCCAAATTGTACGCGATTCACCAATTTAATCAACCCTATACTAGTAGGAACAACAAATCCCTCACCGCCCGCCTGCCCATCGATGGTCTGAGAAAATCCCTTAACTTGTTTCTCCAACTGTGAGGCAAGATTTTCTTTTAGAGCATAAACGCTATTCCAAACATGTTCTAATGCACTAAGACCGTCTGCATTTTCTTTAATATAGGTGATTAATAATTGGTACTGTCGTTCTCCTGTTTTCTTTTGCAACCATGGTAACAATGAGTCTTTAGTTTGTCCTGTTATTTTTTGATTAAAGTATGTTTGTATATTAGAGCGAACGGCTCCGGTAAGACCCTTCAAAAATTGTTCAGCTAGGGGTCCTTGCTTGGTTACAGCAGCACGCGCATTAACAACAAGTTTTTCGGGGTTATTTAGATTAAAGTTTAGTCCTGCTTTGGGAGCAATGATAGCTACATCACCTCGATTTGATAATCCTGTTTTGCCATCCCACGGACTCCCGTCGCGCTGATGCACGACCACTGCTCCTACCTTCCCATTAAGAATTTTTCCTATTGCGCTATTGGCTGGAACTCTATATGTTACAGTTGTTGGTTTAAACTCATACATACCATTAACAATTGGCAGCGGACTTCCGTCCGTAACAGCCATCAAATCACCTTTATAGACGCTGTTA